CAAAGTGAATACTTGTAATGGTCCATTGTCGAGATTAACATCAGTGGCGCCAGTTGTCGTGCCATTGTTTCTTACTGACCCATAAAACTTATTCACTTCGGCGTTCTCTAAAAGAAGTCCGTTGAAGTTGTTTGCTTCATTTAGTTTTGCAGTATCGCTCTGTAGATCAGAAATCTCATCTTTGGCCACAGTTAGTGCTGTTCTTATATTTGTAAAATTTTCTCTGAAACCTTGACTGTTATTGTCCTGTCCTGCAACAGGAAACGCTCCATCAATATTAGAAACGTTTATTTGGCTTGTCATATTGTAACTCCATCGTTTTTAAACACTAGATATTTATCGCTACCATATCCGGTAACCGCATCGATTATATATCTATCTACAGTAAAATCTAAATTTTTAAAATCAAATTTGTTGAAATTTATGTTTGTTAAGATAATATCGCTGGTACCAGGTTTACAGTAGCAAATGGGCATAGCTAACACAAATCCAAGCTCTTGACGGACATCATCCTGCACAGATCTCATCCATAATGGGAGATAGTTTCTTTCAGTAAGTCCAACTGCTTTTAATCTTTCCCTCCAGATACTAATACTGCTGGGATATTGGCTTTTGGCATTTGGATCGCTGACAGAAATGTTTGTTTGATCTACGGTTATTTTTTGATTAGGTCTAGGTAAGTACGGTTCGTCTATGTTCATTCTAGATAGATTTTCACGACCATCCCATATTGCATTACTGGTATCAGCAGTTATTTTGTTAACTGCATTTTTATGATGTGTGATTTTTGAATTTAACTTCAACCCATTAGGTTCTAAAGGATCTAATAATTCTACGTAAATCACTTCATACACTATGTTGTTTGTCCCCGGCAATTTGGCCTTTGCTGTTTTGACGTCACCAAATATTAAACTTTTCCTTTTGTGATTTAATCCCATGGCACTAACGAACCTAGCAGCATCCTTAGTTTCAATACCTGCATATACTAAAGATAACATATCTCTCTGTATACCAAAATTTAAATCATTGGGTCTATAAATTAACTCTGGGGAAAATATATTATTGTCATTTACAAAGGAGTTGAAAAGAAATCTCTTTTTCTGATCCATAAATGCTCTAATATAGATACTACTGTATAGTCTATCGTTTGGTGTGTTTACTCTTAGATTAAATTCTCGATCAATATTACTGTATTCTGCTTGATCATGCGCTCTTATTACAAATTTAAATTCTCGATCAATACTGGTAGTACCACCATCAAAAGTTTGATTAACGTAAATGCCATCGCTGAAAGTTGTCATTCCAACAGTCCCGATAGAGCTGTATTGATTTACTTTACCAGTTATTTCTCCGTTCAGTTGAAGGGTAAGTCCTGGTGGTAACGAACCTGCAACTAAATTATATGTTATCACTGGATTTTGAAAAGTAGAGCTTGCCTCAACTTTTAATGTACTGATGTAATTGGCATCGATTGGTGGCAATGTACTTGGGGTTTCCCAGGCCATTGTGCTGTTAACTTCACCTAAAACCTTTATTGTAAATGTTCTTTTCGTTGACGCGATTTCATTGTCAGTACCATACCTAGAAGCAGTTACAGTGAATCTATAATTCTTTATAACCGCAGGCTGATAAGGAACTATTCCATAAAGTTCTGAAGTTAATGGATCAAATTGTAAATTAGGTGGTATCACGCTCGGTGTACTATCTGGATTTACAGAATCTAGCTGATAAAATACAGGGCCTAATACCTGAGCTTCATAAACATCTAAAAAGATAGTAACATAGTTATTGGCTCTATAAAGACCCAAATCTGTATCAGTGGTCCAAATTGGTGATCTTAGGTATGTGCCATCAGCAGTATATACACCATTACCTGCTGATGTTATTGTATTATCTGCACGTAGGAAGTCGTCGCCTACTACGAAAATTTTAAATTGTCTTTTTGTAACAGTGTCACCATCTGTTATACTTAAAATAAATTCGTAATTTCTATTTAATTTTCTAGGAGACTTTGACGGTAAAAATAAATCGTAAGCACCTGAATCAAATAAGAAACTGTCATATCCGTTGTCTGGACGAAGGCCATAATCATATCCGTACTGATCATACAGTGCATTACCATAACTGCCATCCCTTTCTTCAACGGGAATCGATAATAGTGGTTGTATAAACCCCTGTATTCTTCCATCTTCAGTTAAACTAAGGCCTGGCGGGAGATCCCCGTCTCCGCTAGAAATGAAATATCTTAATTTTTGTCCAGCAGCAGTATCATTATCAATAGCATCTATTTGGAAATCAACATACGATGAATCTAAAATAAAAAGTTGTCCATTCGCACCTATTGGCAGTGCTCCAGTATTATTCAATATTACTGGTTGATCACTGCCGTCTATCGTTATTGAAAATGCTCTATCAGACAGTTCTGTGACATTTGTTGATGTGTTAAAATTACTGGCTCGTATAACAAATTTGAATTCCGTCGGTCTAGGAACTTCAAATGGAGTACCTACGATGTTATTTCCAGATATTCTTAAACCGGGTGGTAAACTGCCACTAATTATTGAGTATTTTATTGTCGCTGGTGGACTAGCAACTGGCAAAGCCAGAATCACTGAATTACTTTCTTCTATGATTCCGAAAGAGTGGTCATTATTGACAGTCCAGATATCCAACATAATTAGTCCTTGATACTGTATTTATCGAGGACTAAATTAGTTTAAATCTACCCATCCTGAACTAATGTATCCTTGGAATTTTGTTGGACCGCCACTTCCGGTGCTATCTGATACTAGAATTATCATGCCAATTTCCGGACTTGTGATAGCAGCATTTCTATCGGTGGGATCTGCATAAACTGGTAGTTTAAATGGCACAGTGCCTGTGATTGATTTGGAACTTGCTGTTAATCGTATAGCACTAGATCCCGACGCATCTGATGTCACAAACTCAAATCTACCAGCAGGTGCAATACCATTAGTTACAGTGCTATCGATAGCAACTCTAAATTTTGCCGTACTTTGAAAACCAGCAAGACCAGTTAATACACTATAGTTTATAGTAGAAACTTCATCGTTGTTCTGTACAGCTTGTGGAAATATTGGATTCGACCCTCTAGCTCTTAAAAAGTTAACTGTTGATCCAGTAACCGGACCGACAGGACTGAATTCTCCCGAAGGGAGATCAGCAGAGGTTGATGCTGTATTGTGAGTTGTAGAAATATTTAATGAACTGTTGTTATTAACAGCATTGGCAATAGAAATACCAGAATTAACAGCATCAAATAATAATTCTAATCGCTGTGCTCTTAAAATCGCAGACGTGTTAACAACACCGCCACTAGCTGGAGATAGTTCAATATTGTCGCCGGTAGTAGCTGTTGATATTGTATTTGTGGAAATTACTAAATCACCGGTGTTAAGGGTTCCCTGCAATTCACCTCTTAGTACACCAGCAATTCCATCCACTAAAATAGTACTGTCATCAGCAAATACAGAACCTTTTACATCACCGGTATGATATCCTGTGACGTTACCTGTGACGTTACCTGTCAAATCACCTGTGACGTTACCTGTCAAATTACCTAAGAATCCACTACCGGTCACTGACCCGCCAACAATCATTGAATTGTTAGATCTAACTTCGAAATCAAATTTACTATCTACTGAACCTAAAGAAACATCAGTGACTGTGGTAGAAATATTTCCTACAGGTAAATTTGATGATGCTGCTACGCTTTGTCTAAATCTTAATTCGAGACCTTTCTGTCCATTTGTAGGCGATGCATAATAAGCAGAAAATTCTGCTCCTATAAGTCCACCAGGACCGCCTGCTCTGAATACTCGTTCAATACTTGGACCTTCACTTTCAAAGTAGTAGTTAGTTGGAGTATCATTGTACACTCCAACTTTTAGTTCATTGGTTTCAATACCTAAAGAGTTCAATGCACTGTTAACAACTACTTTACCTGTTCCAGAAGGATCGATATTAATGTTTTCGTTACCAACTAGGCCATTAATATTGTTGTTTATTATTCTGATATTTCCGTTGTTTAGTTCATTTAATGTAGTTGCTACTGATATAGTAACAGCATCACTGGGGCCGTTTGTAGCTAAAACAATATTATTCCCTGCAATAAGAGTTAATGTTTCTGTATTGTTAATCGCAGATAGTGTATCTTGCCCAGCTACGGCTACATTGCTATAGTATCCTAAACTAGTGCCACCAGCAGTAGAGCCATCACCTATAAAAAGTTTTTTAGTATCAGTTGTGTAAAGAGGCTCGCCGACTAGTGGTGTGTCAACACCGGAAAGTGCTAGTCTTTGTGTATTTGTACCTCGTCTAATTTGTAACGCCATGATGTCTCCTAATTCTTTTAGAATGTTCCTAAATCTATATCAAAACTTGAAGGAATTGTGAAAGATCCAAAATCCAAGTCCCCTGAAGCTCCAACGAGTGTACGAACATCGATTCCGTAAATTAGTGCTTCTATGTTCCCGCCACCAACAATATTAAACCCGTTCATGTTTAAATTGCCACCTAATGTGGGTGATGTTTCGCTTTGTAAATTTCCAGATCCAGATATGGTAACAGTGTTACCATCTGAAGTTAGTGATATATTTTGCCCTTGAACCAGGCTTTTGAATTGTAAAGTGTTTCCAGATTTTTGGGCAAATATGACCTGACCAGACCCTAAATTTTGAGCTGATGTGGTATTTTCTACATTTAAAAAGTTAAAATTAGCATTGACTTTTTCAAAGGCCGTACGAAGATCGTCTCCAGTACCGTCATTTGCGTAATTTCCTAAGTTAATTGTTTGAATAGGCATATTTTGTCTCTTTTAGTATTTACCAATATTAC